GGGGTGCCGTTGACAATGTATTTATGCAGCCCGGTCGAGCCGTCGCCGCGCAGTCCAACGATGTGGAAATCGTTATTGTTCTTGAGTCCGAAGCCGACCATGGCGAGCTTGCCCTGCTGGGCGAGCTGCTGGAACTGCGGCGTGTAGCGGAAGGTGTATTGCCGGCCGGCCGCGACATTAGCCAGCGGCACGACGAATTTACCGAAGGAGCCCGGCTTAACCTTGCCCTTGATTGTCGTATTGCCCGACGCGGTTGTTGTCACAACGGGCTGGTCGACAAAGCCACCGTCGCTTGAACCGCCACCACTACCGACAACCACAGCGTTGCCCGGCCCACGTCGGCCGATCATATGAGGAAGCATCTGATGATCCTAAGCTGAGAGGGCTGGCAGCGAGCCGTCTGAGACCGGCGCGGTCACCACGCACGATTTGATAGTGAGAGCATCGCCGACGGTGTTGCCTGGATACCCACCGAAGGCCGCTGCGATTGGCGTTATGCCAAAGCTGATCGATGTGTCGGAAACCACGGAGCGCCCATCGACGGAGAAGATGACTTTTGCATCCGCTCGGGTGATCGCAATCTTGTGAACGTTGTCGCCGATTGCGCCGGAACTATCCTCTGCCTGCCGAAAGTTGATGCCGGCGAAGTCCTGCACGTTCATGAAGTGGCCGCCAAGCCCATCCTTGCGTTTGACCTGGACGGCGTTGTCATTGGAGCCGTCCGCCATCACGAAAGGCAGGATATTATTGGACGAGGTGAAGTGATCCCATGCAAGGACCATCGTCCAGTCAGCCGTGAGCAGATAGGTTAGCGCATCGCCGAGGATGCCGACCGTCGCGGCCGAGTCCGCGATCACAAGGCCTGTGCCGTCAATCCATGTAGGTTGGTCGACGATATCGGTGGCAGTCACCGTCACGCCATTGACCGAATAGACGTGGTTGATAAAATCGAAGTTGATCGGGTCACTTGGCGGAGGCGGTGAGCCTCCCGCCAATATGAACGGGTTGAGCAGCATCATGCGCGGGTGCCGAACAGGGTTAGCTTGAGGCCTTTGGCGGTGCCATCGCCGACCTGATCGATATCGATGCTCATCTCGGCATCGTCGGTCAGCGCACTGGTGCCGATCACCGCTGGCGTCGCCGCCGTAACAGAGGTTTTCTCGGTGTTGTCGATGGTCAGGAGCGTCGAGAGGACCGACGAGCCGCCCTGGTTGATGTCGACGGTGAAGATCGAGCCGGATGACTGAGCCGTCGAGAGCGACGCGCGGACGCCGGCCAGCGTGATGGCGCGCGGCATGCGGAACGTGATCTTGGCCGTCCCCGCTGTCAGCGCCGTCGTCTCATCCGACGCCGCGACAGTCATTTCCCAATTGGCGTAGAGCTCGTCGAAATTGCTTTTCGCCTTGCTGAAAGCATCGCGGATCGGATCGCCGGTTCCGTCGTTGGCAACCGTACCGATGTTGATGACTTGCTTGCTCATTAGGCTGCATCCGCTGTGAAGGCGGTGCTATCCGCCAAGATGATGGAATTGTCGGCCGTCATGGAGCCCGGATCGAGGACGACGCGCGCTCGGGCCTTGTAGCCCCTGCCGGCAACGGCGCGCGTCTGGCCCGGAACCAGAATGCTCAGCGCGCTCATCATGAAGACATCGAAGGTGATTTCCGCCGGCGGATCGGAACCAAAGTCCGTAACCACATCAGCGGTGGCATAGTGGACCGAGCCCGTTGCTGAGGTCAGGGTCCGCTTGTAGGTGACGCCATTGTAGATATCGATTTCGAAGGCCAGCGCCGCCTCACCGAAATTCGATGGATTGAGGCCGGCCGCGAGCCGGGAACGATAGTCCCAGGAGATGTCGAGACCATCGGGCGACGCCACGACAGCATTGAGATTGACCGGCGCATACGGCGTCTCCGCCGCACCAATGATGGTGTGCGGAACAACCGTTCCCGTCGCCGGGTTTTGAGTGAGGCCGATTGCCTTGTAGAATTTCGTTCCGCCGAGATCTGTTAGCGGATGCGAAACGCCCTTGAGCCAAGAGGCGTCGATCATTACGAACTGATCGCCAACCTGATGCCGATAGGCGAAAACCTCGGTGCCGCGATATCCTCGAATTGTGAAGCCCGAGAGCGTGAACGTGCCATCGCCATTGTCGACCGCAGTCTTGTAGCCGACGCCTTCCCACCGGCCCGGTGCACCGATGAAAGCAAAGTTCGCGCCGGCAAGAACCTGGTCTTCGGTCTTGTTGACGAGCAGCGTTGCGTCACCGGCCGTTTTGCGAAACGTGACCGTCGAAGTGTCGGTCAGTGCGAATGGATCGAGCGGGTTGCCGAGAACCGTCGTGCAGATGCCCAGAACGCCATTCTGAGGGGCTTGGGAGAGCAGCGCAGTCAGATCGGCCGCAGTGTCGCCCCGGAGCAGCAAGCCGCCTCCCCAGCCTGCCTGCCCGCGTGAGGCCACAACGCCATATTGGCGAAGCCCGGTCCCACCGAGATCATCGCCATAGCGGAACAGCGGCACGTCGAGATGGATGTATTGCGTCGAGAGCGTGATCGGAACCGATCCTATTCCCGTATTGGTCACGGGGTTGATAGTCGTCGCCACCGAGGTCTGGAAATCGCTGGCCTGGATGTCGATCGACATGTCGCGGTTCAATGCGACGCTGGCGATCTGGGCGCCGAATGCGATATCCCCGCTTGGAACCGAAACGACATCGCCGGGCAGCAATGTCGGCCTGCCCATCAGCGAAAAGTTGTGATCCCGCAACCGCATCTGCGCTTTGAAATATTTCTGCGTGCAGAAGGTTTTCGCGTCGAGGTCAGACATCACCATCGGCGTCGAGTATTTGTCGACCTTGATGGAGTTGTTGACCGCCGGCATCTGGAAGGAGGCGGGGCGGGAGTTGTAGTCCGTCTTGGAGAAATAGGTGAGTTCCACCCGCGAGGTCGTGCGGATGGCGGCTTCGTCCGAACTGTCGATCGCCGACTTGTCGCCAAAGACCAGATCGGCCGTGGTCAGCGTCGCATCATAGGCGAAGGCATCATCTTGACCCGGTTTCTTGAAATAGAAGCCGGAGCCGATATCGGCGAAGGAGAAGCTATAGATGTCGGCGATTGCCTGGACCGCCGTCCTGACGTTGGTGTCGGAAGCGATGACGAAGCCATAGCCGGTGATGCCACTGAATCCCTCGAAGGTCAGTTCGGACGGGCCATAGCCGGCCAGCGACATCACCTTGGTTAGGATGAAGGTGTCCAGCGCCACAAGGCGCGGCAAGGTGCTTGGAAGCCGATGCTCGACCCAGACATAGCCGCCATAGAGGAAATAGGATGCCTTGGCCTGATCGACGAATGGAACCTCAAATGTAAAGGCGGGCACGGTGAAATCGCTGATCTTGGTCGCCGTCTTCCCCGCGATATCGACACCCCAGATTTCATGCGTTCCATGGATGAAGATTGCGGTTCCAGGTTTCGGGACCGTTCGATCCGTCGTCAATGGACCCGACATGCTTTCCAGCAGCACTGAAATGGTGAAAGTATCGACAAGCCCACTATCGGGGGCAATGCGGCGCGCATTGAAGACGCCAGAATTGGTTTCCATGACCAGTAGGTATTCAGTCAGCGGGTCATAATGAATCCCTGAGACGTTCCCGGCCGGACTGTAGACGATGGCGAAAGACCAGCCATCACCGTTGAAAGTGACTTCATAGACATAGCCAGCGCTGGCCGCCGTGTTGGAGAAAAAGGACGCGGACCCTTGCCCAATCCTGCCCCTGACAAATGGACCGCTGAACGATGTCGCGTTGCGCGTGACATCCACCGTGCCGGCGACAAGATCGATGACAGCGAAGGCGGACGGATTGCCGCCGGAGCCTTCTGCATCATTGCCGGCAATCAGCCATTTGCCGCCAAACTGCTCGGCGACATACCAGACGAAATCTTCACCTGGGTCTTCAGAGAACTCAGCGACGATAGCGCCTGTCGCGGCATTGTAGACCCGTGTCGGGGAACCAAGATCAGAAGGGATGGAGAGCTTGACCCAGACATAGCCGGACCCGCGAAGGCAAAGCAGCGTCGGCGTCGTGCTGGCCGCATAAGCATCCGACCCAGCAAGCGGGATTCGATACCGCTCAAGATGCGTGTCGGCATCAAGGACGGAAAGATAGCAACTGCCAAGACCTGGAATATCAGCGGCGGTCAGCACCTGATAGATGGCGGATTCGGTCGGATCATAGCCGGCATGCTCATAGGAGTAGAGTGGCGCGCCTGTCGTTGGAGCTGTGCCGGTCCACGCAATCGGATGGGTGCCGCCATCGTCGTCGGCCGCGTTGGAAATGACGCATTTGACGGTTGGCAAGCTTGTAGTGACATAGCCGTCGATGAAGATCATGGCGAAGCGCTGCCATGCGCCAGCCTTGGCACCGATGACAGATTTCGTGATCGGATCGACGGCGGTCTGTGTCCCGCCATAGAAGCGGAAGGGTTGCGAGGCGCCTATGCCGTTTTCTGCATCGTACACAACGACATCGTTGATCTCGACGCGGATCAGCTCGTAGCCATCGCCAAACGGATCATAGGCCAGGAGATAGCCGATCTGTGCAATCTGCTGCGTGCTTGATGCCGGGTTGCTTACTGGTGTTGTGGCCGGGGTTCCCTGACCGCCTAACAAAGTTGGCCCGGCGGCGAATCCTATGAGCCCTGGCCTGCCAGAACTATCGTCGGTGGTCGAAGTAGAAACAATCGCGGTGCCACCAATGACCGGGATGCCCTCCACCTTACCCGTACCGATGACGATCGGAATTGAGCGGCCAAGAACATTTGAGGGCGTAAAGGGTGTAGCCGAAACAGGATCGATCTGCTTCGTCGTGTCAACGCTGCCGGGGATGATAGCCCCCGTTGCGAACCCGATGATACCAGCCATCAGATGCCGTCCGCGAGTTGAAAGGGCGTATAGTCCTGTCCGGGATAACGATTGATGTTGTTGAAGCTGATGCAGCCGTCGCGAGTGAGCGGACATCCGGCTGAAATGGTCAAAGTATCCCCGACATGGATATCGAAAGGAACGACTGTCACCAGTTGGACAGCGCCCGTTCCCGAGACCCAGAGCCGGACATTTTCCTTCGCGCCAACATTGGATCCCGAGGTGAAGGTAACGACGCCATGGGTAAAATCGAGATGCGCGGGATTGGTCACGGTGATGGTGAATTTGCCATTATCGGTGACGCCTGCGACGGTCGCAGTGAGCGTGTAGATGGCCAGATTGACGCCGCACTGAGGACTGCCGAACTTATAGCTGCAGTCCGGTTGCACGGTCGGCAGGATGATGTCCGCCAGCGCGTCGGCCTTGGTGATGATCTCGATCGAACCGGCCAGGCGATCGGTGAACGTGGTCTTGCCGACGAAGCCGGTGATGAGGATTTCGCGGTCGGATGGATTGGAGGAATCCGCCAGCCAAACCGTGATGGTGGCCCCGCGCCAGGCTCCGCGCTTGATGTCGTCGGACAGGATCGGGCCGACGCTATCGAATGGCAGGGCGAAATCGAGACCGGCCGGACGGCCGCCATTGGCCACCGTGAACTTGGTGACGGTGAAGCCAGGGGAATGAAGGAACGTATGGCCGCTTACGACCTGATCAGCATCGAAGTCGGTGACTCTCACAACAGGCGTGATTCCATTGTTGAGTTCGATATGGAAGCAGCGCGTGATCTCCTCGCCCGATATCTTGGCGACGAGCGTAGGCGACCAGTCCCTGCTCACGGTATGACTTCCACGGCCTGAAGGCCATCGACGCTGATGGCTGCAAGACCCTGATTAGCCAAGACGGTGGAGAATGCATCGCCCTCGAAGCGGACAGGGACGTAGAACTGCCCGTCATAGCTTGGGATGACGCCAGCTGCCGGCGCAGACACAAAGGTAATCGCCCCGGTCGAATTGACGGTATAATCCGTGGTCAAGACCTTCGGCACGCCATTCAGATAGACGACAAGCGTCCCGGCCTTGAGGTAGCGAATAATCCGCTCATAGGGATTGTTCCCCGCCGTGTAGGTCTTGATGCATTGGAAGGTAGTTTGAACGCCATCGCCGATGCCGATCTGTTCGCCGACGCACTGATAGTCGGCCCAGTCCTTGAACAGGAAGGCTTTGAAGTCGCCGCGACGATCAAACCAGAAGGCGCGCAAGGCCGTGACGACAGAAGCCGCCGCATTATCCAGCATGAAGGAATAGACATGCCGCGCGATCGACAGGTTCTGCAGGCGCCGTTCCTGCATGTTGACCGAGACAACCTTGTCGGTGGAAAAGGTCGGGCCGCCCTTGAAGCCGACCGACAGCGTCTCCGGCATGATCAGATTATCGACCATTGACGGACCTCAGAGCGTCACGAATGCCAAGCGCGGTCTGCCGGCGGATTTCCGCCTGGCTGGCTGGTGATGGCGGCGTGTTGCCGTTCCAGTTGTGGGTCTGGTTGATGACAATCGGGCGATTGTCGTTAGTACCAGATGACCCTGCGCTTCCAGACCCCGGCCGCACATCGGCAAACTGCTGCGGAGTGGCAATGATCACCTTCTCGTTTGGGTTCTTGAAGAACTCGACCTTTTGAGTGTCACTGCTATCGATGCCACCAGTGGCAAAACCCATTACCCCGTTCGTTTTGGCGAGCGCTTGCGCATAGGCTTGGGCATATTGAGTTGTGCCAGGCGTGAGCCCATTGAGCAGCGCGTTGTTTGGATCCCCGCCGTGCAGGGCTGAATAGGCGCCTCCGCTCGACAACGATCCGCCGCCGGTCGGGTTGCCAACCGATGACATGCCGCCATAGGTGACGGCATAGGCGATCTGCTCGGGAGAGGCGCCCAAGCCACTCGAGCCATAGCCAACTGGTCCGCCCCCACCGATCGCAGCATAGTTGGCCCGCGCAGTGCCGAGCGCCTGAAGGTATTGCATAAACTGCGCATCACCCTGGCTGCTGCCGCCCGCCGACGAAGACCCGCCGGACGACAGACCCGAGCTGGCGGCCAATCCTGCCGTCTTGATGTCGTCGAGCAGTTGCGCAGTCTTCTGCGTCGCCGCCTCGATGTTCATCAGGACGACCCAGTAGCGATCGTTTTCCTTGGTGGCCTCGGTGCCGGTATAGCCAGATTGCGGGTTGGCGAGCGCCGAGCGCTGCTGTGGCGTGAAGATAGCCACGGTCTCGTCCGGTGATTTGAAGAACGAGACCTGCTGCGTATCGCCAGGATGAATGACACCGCCAGTAGCGAAGCGAGTGACGTTGACGGTGCCCATTGGGCTGTCTCCGCTACCGCCCTGACTGCCATAGCCAGTGCTGGGCACCTGGTAGGCCGACATGGATGGCCCTGACTGCTGGCCAGGCACGCCACCATAACGGGTCACGCCAACGCCGCTGGTGCCGCCGGATGAATTGGGGACATCGTAAATCGACTGCGTTCCCGAGCCGACCTGCTGCGTCCTGACGGTGATCGTGACGGTCTTGTCGGGGAGATGCGCGATGCTGTTGCTAAGCGTCTGGACGTCGCCGGTAAGCTGGCGCACCTTTTCCTGACCCTGAACGATGCTGTTGATGAATTCGTTGACGCTGGCATTGTCGCCGCCAAGGGCGATCAGGCTGGCGCGTACCTGTTCAATGGCGTCATGTACGGCTCGCACCGAGGCCGTGCCCGAGTCGTATCGCTTGAAAATCTGGTCGATCGCATCGTAGGCGTTGGTGATGTCTGCCTGGGTTCCCTTGTCGCCGATGCCAAAGAGGGCATCTGGCGGCAGGTTCGAAATCGCGTCGAGTTGGTCCTTGATGTCGACGATCTGCGACTTGAACCCCTCAAGCTTCTGCGTTGCGTCATTGATCCCGATCAACTGGTCGAGCTTGGCCTGTCCGAACAACTGGGTGATGTTAATGATCGGCTCGGCGATATTGCCGATTTCGACCTTAACCCCAGCAGCTGCACTCCCCACCCGGCTGATTGCCACCCCGAACTCATTTGCGCCACCGATGGCCTGGTCAAAGCTGATGCCGCTAAGAGCTTTGAGGCTCGCTTCCTGGACGCTGAGATTTCGCGCCTGATTGAAGGTGTCGAGCGCCGCGCCGGAAGCGTGCGCCTTCACGATCATGTCGTCGAAGCGCAGGTTGATGTTGGCGATGGCACGGGCATAGGACGTCATGCCGGAAGTATCGGCGCTGTCTTGCACGTTCTTCAGCGCGTCAGCAGCAGCGTTGCCGGCTGAGACCATGTTGGCGATGATGTTAGCACCTTCATCGCCGCGCCCAACGGTGCTTCCGGCAAAGACGTTGGCCGCCGCGCCCACGCCACGCAACTTCAGTTCGAGCTCGGCCGCCTTGTTGGCCGAGTCCTGCAATGACGAGGCGAATTCATGGGCGTTTTTGTTCAACGCAGGGTCAATGCGCAACTCGCCGAGCTTCGTCTGCACATCGCCGATGCTGATAGAGCCATTTTTGATCTCATCGCCGAGCTGCATAAATGCGTCGGAGCCAGCCGAGCCAAACAGGGCGAAATCGTTGCCGGTGACCGACAACCTGCTGCTGATGTCGGTCAGATAGGATTGGATCAGGTCTTTGTTGGCCTCGATCGCCTCCTTGGTGTCGGCGGCAGCGACGACGGTGGGGATTTTCGCCGCCTGCTCTTCATAAGCCTTCGCAGCATCGCCAGCCGCTGGATAAGCAGACGTGATCTCATCTATCAGCTTTTTGTGGTTTTCAAGGACGGTGTTGACGTCAGAAATGCCGCTGCCGAACCCACTAAATGCCTTTGCCGCCAGATCAAGGCCGATCGTCAGGCCCAGGAACCCAATTACGTAAGGGTTGAAAATGACAGACGCCAGCCCGCCAAACGCCTTCATGAAATTGGAGAGGGTGAGAACGCTGGTACCGGTCGAAACCAGCCGCTCATTGAGGACGATAAGCGAGCCGGGGATGCGCGAGAAGTTGCCCCGCGCCACCTCGGCGCCCAACACTGAAAACTCACGAGTAACACCCGCGCCAAGACCTGCTGTGTGTGCAGAGGCGACGCCGAGAGATTCCATGCCTGCGGCGGCACCCCGGCTGGCACCAGCTACGCCATCTTCGGCGACGGCCAATTCCCGGAAGACGGCAGCACTATCGCGCGCCGACTTCGTGGTGTTATTAATTAGGCCAAAGCTTTCATTGAGTGAATTGCGGAAGTTCGTGCCTGCCTGCTGTGCGGCAAAGGCTTGGACTTGCGCTTCAGTCAGGCCACGAAATGCCGCCGTCGCTTCGAGCGTCGCGGCAGTCATGACGCCTTCGGATTCGGCAATGCCGAGCATGGCCGGCGTAATTCGGCTTAAATTGCCCCCCGTCGCCTCCAGAGCAGCGGCAAAATCCTTCGCCGATATTGTGCCAGCGGTAAAAGCCGCCGCGCCCGCGCCAGAGCCAATCGAAGCGATGCCGGCATTAGCCTGTGCCGCCGCCGTAGAGACGGTTTGGAGCGCTGTGGCGACCGGCTGCGTGCTCGTGACCAGCCGAGCCATGGTCGCGCCAGCCGCTGTCCCAGAGGTAGTCAGCTTGGTCAGCAGCGCGTTGATGCTATCGACCCCGGCCGCGATCTTCGCCAGACCAGAGGAAAGGCCGACGCCACTCAGCTTTGCCGAGATCTGCGCGTCAAAAGCGACGGCCTGCTCCTTGGCTCTGGCGAGCGCCGCCTCAAAGGCGGAAAGATCGCCGCCAATTGATATGACGACGCTACCTGCGATATCAGCCATGGATTTCTCCAGCGAATGCGATACGCTTGCCTCCCGTCAATGAACGGGAGGGGGAAGTGCCAAATTGGCTTACGATGTTAGTTGCCGGCGCTTGCGTAGTGGTGATCGCGGGCGGCGGCCTATTTGGTTACCGCCAGTATCAGGACTACCGGCAAAGGCAGGATTTTGCTTCCTACCAGACGACCTGCCTAAATGCTGTGTTTGATCTTGCCAAATACGTCAAGACAGAGTCGGCACTTGATGACACCGCAACGGCGATGGCGCGGAAGGTGCGCGCGTGCATGACCGATCTTCGCGGCACCGACTTCGCGGATACTGCAGAGAATATCGTTCGCGACAGCGGCTATACTTTGACGGGATCGCCCAACCTGCTGCCATTGGCGAAATGAAGGGACCGCATCAAGCCGGAGGCGGCCGAAGCACTCGCCCCGTGCTGAGAAGCGCCGCCGGCGTCAGTGGCGGCAATTCCTGTGGTTCCGGCGGCTTGTCCTTGGAATCGAATAGCCGCCGCAGGAACTCGTCCTGTCCATTGAGTGCCATGATGATGCCGATGCAGTCGGTCTTCATGGCCCTATCAAGCGGCCAGAACAAGCATCCCATGGCATCGCGCACAAGCGCGTCGACATAGTCCGCCAGGCTTACAAAGGGTTTTTCCCGCCCTCCTGATCGTGCTTCTCTTCCCGAAGCGGCCTGCCGCCGTTGGCGAGAATCCCGACGAAGTCCGAAAGCGGCTTGGCGAGAGCCATCAGGTCCGATGACGCGACGGACATCATCATGTCGCGCGCCTTTTGCCCCTCAAGGCTAAGGCCCTGGATCACGACATCAGCCATCGCGTGGACATTCAGCCGCGCCAATGCATTATGCAGCGGCTGCAGCCCATCGTACTTTGCAGAAAGGTTGAGTATCGCACTGGGTGAAGGAATGAGTTCGAAGTCGATGCCGTCGATCTCGACGGTAACGCGGGCTTTTTTCAGGTCTGCCAGAGTGGCCATGGTTCACCTTATGTTGGAAGAAAAGGCCGCCCCGATTTGGAGCGGCCCTGGTTTGACGGTTTATTCGGCCGCCGGGACTTCGATCTGGTCGGTGTTCAGGCTGACATCAGCCGAAAGCTTGATCACGTTATCTGGGCCAGTGCCAAGGATACGCTTGAAGGCCATGACCTTGCCGCGCCAGTAGACGGTCGTGGGAGACGGGACAGTCGAGATGGTATGAACGCCCGACTGAGTGCCAGTCGTATTGATGACCGAGCCACCAGCCGTCGCCGAGAGCGTGAAGGTATCCGCCGTGAGGATCGACTTCACATAGTAGGTCGTGGCGGCAGTCAGGCCAGTCGGCAGGGCGCCCGTGGTGGCGAACGACACCGCCGCATTGAGCGCAAGACCATTCGCGGTCCACGTCACCACACCGGGCGTGGCGATCGTGATGGTAGCGGTTGAGCTGCGCACCGAAGGCGTATCATTAAACACGATCTTGTGGTTGTAGTCATTCGGAGACGCGAAGGCCGCTTTCGTGGCAATCTGACCCGGATCGGTTGCATCGAAACCGAAGGTGCGCTGCTGAACGCCGCCGTCCTTCGAACCCTTGAGATGCTGGGCGCGGGAATCGCCGACGCCGAGGAATTTGACATCGGTGAATGTGTCACCGAAGTCGCCAATGGTTTCGGACGGCTTAATCTCAGTATAGCTGTCAGCGGCAAAGCCGGCGAGAGCGGTGGCATAAGAGGTGAAGTCGATTGCGGCGGTCGTACCGAGGTAGACCTTACTGCCGGCGGTGGCGTAGATACCCATTGTGGGGCTCCTGATTGAGAGGTGTCGGGATTGGTTGGGATTGGGCCATCCAGCCCGAAGCACCGCGCCTCATCCGAAGCGGCGGCAAATGGCCATGAAGGCCAGTGCGGCTTACTGAGTTAGTCGAATGGTCAGCGAGACCAGCCTGTGAACTGTCGTATCGTCATCGGTGGCGCCGACGACTGGACCTCTGCAAACGATGTCCAACACATTCCAGCTGGGCACTGAGAGGCTTGCACGCTGGCGATGGAACATCGTTCTCACCCGAAGCGCTAGCGTCTCCACGGCCCTGACATGGGCTGGCGTATCGTTCTGTCCGAAGACGGATATGTCCCTCACCAGAACCGGCAGGGGATCGTCGATGAAATCCTGATCGGTGACCGCGATGTCGCCCGCTGCCAGGATCATCGGATAGGTGGCGTCTTTCGGCACTGGACGAGCCGTGAAGACGGTAGGTGCCCCCGCGTATGTCGGCAGAGCCGCAGCGATGGTGGTGTCGCCGATCAGCGCGGCGTAGATTGGCTGAGAAAGATCGGGAGCCGACATCAGCGAACCTCAAGCAGGGCGCGGAATTCGCCCTCAAGCCATTCGCATTGCGATTTACCCACGTCGCGGGCTTCCTCTGAGTGGTTGTTGCCCGCTCCGAGATCATAATAGGTGGCAGCGCGCTGGCACATCGCTATGCATTCCTCGATGCCCTTCTTGCGGCCTTCAGCCAGTAAATGCTGCTGTCTCATTCGGCCGCCTGCAATAGCTGGACGCGTCCGCTGCCAAGCGCCTTGGCAATTTCGTCAGCAACGCCAGCCTGTATTTCCTTTGCCTTGTTTATGGCTGCTACACGCATGAATGGCCTGGGTTCCATGTAGCGGGTTCCATATTCGAGAAAAAGCGGTATCAGGCCTGCCGCCGAGACAGAGCTAAGCAGCTTGTTCCTGTCCACTTCTGAATCGATCGATGCAATAAGAGCGCCACTGTCATTTGCCGGGGCTTCTCCGGCATCGGAGGCTTGATGTGGCGTTGGGCGAAGCTTGGCCCAGAACCTATGACCTTGAGGTGCCCGCACCAGAAAGGCACGGGCCGGATCGTTCTTTGACGTTCCGATCCATGTATAGACGACGCCGGTCTTTGGCCCTTCTCTTATGAGGCGGACAGCTTCCGCTTCGACAGCCTTTGTTCCCACGTCAATGCCCTGACCGGCCGCCGCTTGCACTTTCGCAAGGACGGCAGCGCCGTTCCAAGTGACCGCCAAATGCCAGCTCCCTAGGTTTCGTCTTTTGGCTCGCGTCGGTTTAGTTCAGCGTCAACAGCTTCGCGGATGAACTTGGCCATGCCGTATGTGCCGACAAGCGTCTCGATCCGGCTCCGCTGCTCGTCTGTCAGGCGGACCTTGGTTTCCTTAACGTGAAGTGTCGGGCGACCCATCCGGGGTGGGATATCTGGTGATCTAGCTTCTGTCAATTTCGTCCCCGTTTAGTCTTGACGCGATAAACGTACCCGTTTATATAATAGGGGACGTTTAGCGGAGCAAGCCAGGAGATGGAAATGACCTACAAATGCGTTAGTTCTTCGAACGAAATTCGCACCTTCAATAGCTACGAAGCCGCCTATCGGTTTGTAATGAAAGAAGGCGACCTTTCCCGTCTCTGGACCTTGGAGCGCGTGTCGTGAGCAAAAAGCCGGAATGTCCCCACTGCGGCGCCACCGAAGGCCTCCGCATCAAGTGCGATGGCGGCGAGTTCGCCTTCGGCTATCGCATCGCCCCCGTCGAATACACCTGCGAAGGCTGCTTCACTGGTACCGACGATGGTCCTTCCTTCGACGATCTTCCCGAAGTCAGACCTTGAAACACTGACAGTCATAGGTTGCGCTCGCCGGGTCGAAGGCCACCTTGCGAACCTGGAACCAGCCGCCATTGATGTTGATGCTATCCCCGATTGCCGGCGCGGCGCCACACAGGCGGGCAATGAGAAGGAGCTTCACGTCATCGTCAGGGATACCTGCCCCGGCGCGAAAGTATGCACTATAGCTATCCTGTAGGCCCTGGACTGCATAATCCGCTGTCGATGTAACCGGATCACCCTTACTGTCCCGGCCGGTTGTGGTCACCTTGCGAAGCGTAGCCGGCAGAAGCTTGCCATTGAAACCCGCAGCAATTGCATTTGCCAACGAACCCGCGAGAAAGCTGGTCATCGTCTCTTCCCGTCAAGAGTGTACAATGCCACACACCGACAGTTCACCCAATCCTCGGGGCCAGCCCCAAGGCTCCTATCCCCAGGATGCATCATCCTGTTTCCGCGCTGCGATATGAAGGGCTCGTCAAATCTGATCACCCGGCCGTTCAAATCAACATGCGTATGTCGAACGCGGTCGTCTTCCATCGACTGCCATTGCTTGAACACCAAGCCAGGGTTGACTTTCCGCGATGCGTCAAGCTGCCTGATTGCTTCTCTGCCCCCAGCATTGACGCCCGCCAGGGCCTCGGTTCGACCAATGGCCTCTGCGCGAAAGGTAAGGGCACGGTTTTGATAAGCAGTTACCGCATTGTCGACGAGTGCCATCGGCACAGGTTTCTCGTCTGCGATGGCCGCCCTTATGGCCTTGTCGTAACGACGGTCCCGAAGGTTCCTAGTAAGCGCCCCCGCCGATCCCGACATTAGTTCGTCCCGATAGGCCGCCACCCACTGAACCTGAGTGAAAGTTAAGCCTATGATGCCACCAGTTCGGATTCCGTCTGCGCCCCTGCGACCAAGTATCCATTGCGCAATGGCGAGAGCCGAAAGCCCGCTGGCTATGCCTTTAGTAATCGCATCGCGGACAGACCGTTTTTGGTCCTCTACGATGTCCGCAACGAGCCTTGCCGAATAGGTGCGCAGCCACAGTTCCGCAGTCGGGTTCCTCGCATCGAAGAGAAGGTTGATGCGAAACCCGTCCGGATCGTTGATCGGCGGCAATGAGGAAATCGTGGAATTCCCGCCACCCGAATAAGCCTTTGCCACCTCGTCCAACACCGGATTGAACATAGCCGGTTCGAGATTTAGGGCTTCGAGCGCCCCCGCATAATCCCTCGCCTCAACGCGATTGACGAACATGCGAAGAATGATGCTTGCCCGGATATCGCGGATTGTCTGGAGGAAAGCATCCTTGATCGCTGCTGCATATTGGTCGAGAAGGATCGAGACCTTTTCGGCCGGCGAGAGCTTCTTGAGCACTTAGCCCCTCACCGCTCTGACACCCATTGCATCCGAGCGCAGTAGACCTGAAAGTGCCAAGTCGATTGCCTGGAATGCCGTAGTCGCCGAAGCGGCAGCGCCGTATTCGATCTCGACAGAACCGGCCTTCAGGCGCTTAACGGCATTGCCGCGATCAAGATCCGGCGCAAGGACACCCGGAGTAGCCAGTTCACGAACCGCCGCCTCACAGGTGGCATTGATGATCTCGATCGGGATCACATTGTCGTTGATGTAGTCATAGGCGGGGTCGTAGCCGCCTGCATATGCCATATCCGAGGAGTTGTTCGGGATGTAGACATAGGCACCAACACGCGGCCACTCCAAAGCCTGGTCTCTGCGATGCGTGCGGTAGCCGGTGAAGCGAGTGCGATAGGTATTGTCGAGATATGCCGTAGCCCGGCGCAATGCTGCTTCCGATCCTGGAACATCCGTCCCCGGAAACGTCAGCCCGCGATTGGAGGCATAGGTTACAGCATCGGCTACGCTCACGTAGCTTTCAGCGTCAGCCTTGCCTGTGCCATCTTCGACAATGAGCGTCATTAAGCGAGAGCCCAGCCGGCGCGCTTGTGCGCATCGACGGTTGCAGGATTCATGCGCAGCGTGTCGCCGTTCTTGGTCATGGCCACCAGCCCGTCATCCGAGCCGGTTGCTTCACGTGTGACCAGTTCATCGGAGATAATACGCTTGGCATCTTCGAAGGTGATTTCGATGTTGCCGGCGATTTTCTTGGCGAGGGCAACAACCTGTTTCCAGTGGAGTTCGGCCCAGCCTTCGGGGATTTCAACCGCCTGATCAACTGCGGGTTCCGCGCTGGCAACCACTGCAGGCTCATTATCGGCGACGGTGGACTGATCAGACATGGAAGCTCCTATCGGTTAGGCCGCGCCCTGGAAGCCTTCGGCGGTCGGTGTGAAGGTGGACGCAGAAAGCGGGGTGAAGGCGTCTAGTGCCTGCAATTGCCAATAGATGGTGCGAGCGCCAGAGGTGGGAGAGCAGATGATCCGAGAACCTTCATCCGGGACGCAGACCGCGACCGAGCCGTCCTGCATAGCGCGGAAGTTGCCGCTCATCGTGCCGATGAAACCAGCTCGCTTGTTGGAGAAAGCTGCGCCGTCACCAGCCTGCACGCCCGAATTGGCTGTGGGATCGGAGTTATATAGCCAGACGCGAACCGAATGGGTGGCAATGCCCGTATCTGTCGATGTGATACGAAACCGCTCCAAAGTGATCGTGTCGTCGTTGACATCGGACACGGTGATCGAATTGGCAGTGACGGAGCCGGCGGTCGTGCTATTGGAAATTGAATAGCCTGCCACATAGGCCGTTGTATTGGCAAAGCGCGTCATTGCCGAGCCGGCAGCGGCGATGAACTTGGTCTTGACCTTGCCCAAAAGGCTCGTGCCGGCCGGCAAACCAACATCGGAAGCGAGGACGACTGGGCGTGAATTGGCAGCGGTAGCCTGGCCTGGAGTGAGCGGCTTTTCAACCGCGACGGTTGCCCCAGAGGAGTCCTTGACGTTCATTGTAGTCATGTCAAATATCCTCTAGCAGGATCAAGAGGCCGCCATTCTGGGCTTTGGAGAAATCCATCGTGCCTGGAGGCGACGCGGCGCTATTGCTGTCGCCGGCAATCTGAGAAACGACAGGTTCAACGACTGGCTCGACATTCTGGGGCATCAGGTGCCCTTCATCTCGACAAGGATCGAACCGGACGTGTAAGCAGAGCAATTCAGACGCGTATAGCACCCCACGCCATTGTTGATGCGGTATACGCCCGGTGCGGTGATGGCGATGGCCGAACCGCTGGAATCCAGGCAGTTGTTATAGGTGCCGTCGCCCGTCGCATCGACCTGGATATTGATCGTGCCAACAAACGTGCCGCCGACCTCCACGACGCCGGTCTGCATGAAGATGGCGCCGGTCGCACCGGTCGCAACAAGCGTTGCGCTTACCTGAGTTGTCATGATGCCGAACCTTTATGCAGGAGAAAGTACCGGGCGAGCCGTTGAGCCCGCCCGGTAGGACGACATCAGCCCATCAGGGCGGCGATGTGGTTCGGCTTGATCGCCTGCGCGCCCCATGCGAGGCGAATGTGGTAGACCAACTGCATGAATTGGCGATACACGGCGACATCGAAGGTGATGCCCGAGTTCGGATCGGTGATCTGCATCACGTCATCCGCCATATCCATCGGCCGGCCATCCGGGCCGATCGGCATAGCCGGGGCGCGGGTGATGAGCTGCACTGCCGACTTGGAGAAGGCCATGTTCGGGGTGTAGCTGTTGCCGATGGTCATTGCATTGGCCGTGGCGATGGTCACCATGGCGCCCGGAGTGCCCAAGACGATGGTGCCGGGAGCCGCGACGCCAGTGTTGACCACGTATTTGTTGTTCGTATCAGCAGCGAACGTCACGACATCGCCAGCGAGCACTGTGCCCGAGCCGGTGACGAGAGCGATCGAGGACACGCCAGCAGCGGTCGAGCCCGAAGTGACATAGGACGTGCCTGTGCCCTTCGTGACCTGAACAGCCGAGTTCGAGTTGTGGATGTCGAACCCTTCAAGACGGCCCAAGACGCCATCGCGCAGAAGCTGGTCAGAACCGGCTTCATTGACCTTGAACAGCACCGACTGCTTGCCGCGAACGTTGGCGATAGCCGCCGAGCCGAGGACAAGCTGCAGATCGGTCTGCGGAGCGCCGTTGTCATCGAGGATCTTGCGAACCTGGGCGATGTCAGACAGATCGCCAGCGGTGCCGAACGGAGCCGTGCCAGCCGTACCATAGGCGCGCGAGGCGTTCTGATAGGTGGTGTTGAACAGATCGGTCTCAACCAGGTTCACCAGGGTACGGAAGCCCTGAACGAACTGGTTGCGCAGGATGCCAGCATAGGAGCCGGCATTGATAAGGCCGCGCTGTTCCTCGCCGTTCCAACGGATCGGAACGTGCTTGGACTTGTTGATGGTCATCGCGACGTTGTTGACGGTCTGATCGCCCGTATTCGGGGCGGTCGTTGCCGGGGTGTTGTCAGCTGCGGTCTGAGCGGTCGTGATCGGAACCAGGATGGTCTGGTCCTTCGCGGCGCGTTCGGCCGAGGAGTTACGAGAAACGGCAGGAATGAAGCCGACCATTTCGCGGGAGACGATATCCAACGCTTCGTAGAGCGTCGGGGTGAGCGACGTGAGGGTGTTAGCCACTTGAGTGACCTTTCAATGATGGGGGTTGGGGGTGCTTGGCTGCGCAAAGGCGCAATCGCGGGCTATCCGGCCCAAACACCGCTCCCCATCCAGGTCACGGCACGTAGTCAGGGTATCTTGTAGGTCTCAGGCCTCAGTAAGAGTGAAGCCGTCTTTCATCTTCGCCATCTGTTCCGCAGGGGCGAGCTTTTCGAACTGTGAGCGGGGCATGGCTTTCGCGCCATTGCCGCTATTACCGCCACCAGGTCGAGCGCCCGAGCCGCTGGAGCCCGTGCCCTTCATGATGGAATCCTTCTGGGGATAGGCATCCACAAGCATCTCAATCGCTTCCTCGAAGTCAGCGACCTCACCAGGTTTGGCGCGGCTGTAGATGGCATTCCCAGCGTGATCCTTGGCGACAATCTTGCCGTCCTTGATCTCGAAATTGTTGCCGAACCGAGCCTGCAGCAGGTCGGACGGAATGGCGATCTTGTCGGCGATGAACTTCGACCGGGCAAAGCTGCCGCCGATCTTCTCGCCGTAGAGTTCGCCTTTGAGGCTGTCGCGCTCCTTGACGATCGGCTCGAATTCGGCTCGAACGGCCTTGATCGCTTCTGCCTTCACCTTCTCGACTTCGCCGGCATCGACAAGCTTCTTGTCGTCCAGGTTCTTGAGGGTGGTCATGGCCCGTAGCGCGGCTTCCGGATCGGAGATGCCCTCGAACGCCTTCAGCGCCTTCTCAGCGGTCTCCTTGGCCTCACGATGGCCCTTGGCTTCGGAGTTGAGCCGCGCAATGGTAGAAATTGTAGTGGCGGCATCGAAGGCGACTTCCTTGCCGTCGTCATGCACGTAGACAGGCTTGCCGTCCTGAACGACCACGTGGCCGTCAGCATCAAGTTTGAGTTTCATGAGTTCCTCTGGGCATCCGCCCGGCTAGTGGGCGATCCCGCCCGATGCACCAACTGACATCCGCCAGATGGCTAATTACGCGACCGCTCCAGTCACAGCGACAGAGCCGCCCTTGCCGCCAATATTGGCGCCTGCATTCGACTGCGGGCCGATGATTTCCTGACCGGTAACCGGGTCAATTGGCACGTCAGGCTCGAGACCGGCCAACTCGTCAGCCAAGTCCGTCTCTTCCTGATCTGGATCGAAATCGGCCGGCAGAACATCGAACCTGCGAAGCCCATCCCAATACGTGCGAAGCGTGATATCCTTGGCGTTGCGGGCTGCCTGGAGCGTCTGAAGTGGTGCCGGAGCATAAGGTTCGATCGAGAAATCAACGTCGACAGTGACCTCAACGTTCTCGGGTTCTCTCAGCCATTGGGCGGTATAGACAAACGCTTGCTCAAGAGCGTCCTGAAGGTCCAGAGCCCACGCCTGCACGGAGGAATGAGCCTTGGCAGCTTCAATTGATTGGCCGGTAGCCGTAGGCGTGCCAGACTTCGGTGTAAGCGGCTGCATGCCCAAACGACGGATGTCATCGATTACCGATTGAACGTGATCGCGGACTTCCTTGATGTTTGCGGCGTCGGGCTGGACGAAAGACCAGCTTGTCGCGCTCTCACCAGGAGGCGCCACCAGGACACGCTTAGGTCCCACGGCAACGCTAACGCCTTTTTCGAGTGCAAACCCATTCGCGGACAGCATCGGCGAGCCGGCAAACGTCAGAATTTCATCCAGCCTGCTCAATGAGCGATAAAGCTCAATCTGCATGTCAGCCAGATCGATCAGGGGCGGGATAACCTGATGCTCGCCCTGCCTATCTCCTGTGTAGAACAAAACCAGCGGGATGGAATCGAGCGTAATTTGTCCATCCGCGATCATCACATAGGCTGGCTTTTCGACCGTCTCCGTCTTTTGCTGCTGCTCCCAAAGCTGCCAGTTAGGCTTGCCCGTCTCATCGAGGAATAACACACGGACGCGGTTGACTTCCTTCGCTCCGAACCCCTCGGGAATGACAGCGCATTCCTTGATGCGCACATGGGTGACGCGCTCAACGCCGTTGATGAAGTCGGTATAGAGCGCGATGATGTCCTTGGCGTCGATCTGGACCCAATAAGGGCGAACGCCAGCCGCCTTTTCTTCGGCAACTGTGGCCGTCTTCGTCATTGTCGGGAAGTCAACGAGGATGGCATGCATCCCGTTGGCAACGCCGTTCTTGAATGTGGCTCGGGCAAAGGCTGTCAGGCTGTTGCCGCGAGAATCGATGTCTTCGACGAGATCCTTGATCCGCGAGCTTGCGCCCTCGTCTATCGAAACATCCTTGCTGAACGGCTTCGATGCCAGGGACCGTAGAACGTCGACGAACTCAGGCCGCCACGGTGCCGCCTTGTTGCGGCGGTCGTATTCGGCTCTGGATTCATCCTCATACTTTGGCAGATAATGGTCGATCTTCTTGCGGATTGCACTTGCACCTGCAAGGATGTCGGCGATCAGCGTCCAGCTTTCAATCATCCCCTGATAGGCTTGGGATGGTTGGTCTACTGTCTTGGCAGTGGAAGCATCAGCCATCAGCCGGTCCTGAAGCTAACAGAGTAAGCGGTTGGCGCTTCTGGGTTGAGCATCAGATCAGTCAACGCCCAGACCAGCGCATCAACGCGATCAGGCGAGCCTTCGCCGACATACCCTGAAGGTGTGAAGTTGCACATCTGGTCCTCAAGATCTGGAAACTCGCCCACATGATGCACCTTGCCTTGCTAGTAGAGGGCGCTAACCGGTTCAGCCCGAACGACCTTGCCACGACTTGCGACAACCTCTTTGAACGCTGCCTTCTTGTCCGCCGTCGCGATCGTGAAGCGAACCATGTCGCCGCCAAAGTTGCGTTCTGCTACGATCCTGTCCGCACCGTGCAAACGGTAGAGGTCAACAGCTCGCCTACCCCAGCCTTCGGGGGATAACTGGCAAGTGCCGTCCTGTAGAACGTAGCCGTGGCCATCTATTCCAAGTCCGGCCACCACGATGCCGATATCGTCGCCGCCGCCATCGCCGCGAGTGCCCGATGGATCGATCGCAACGACAATCCGACGCATCTGTGGGGCTGCAGAGACGCGCAGGCTATCGATGCCTGGCATGACCTTGCCGTCTGGCGCTTCTCGATCTTCCTGAGACCACAAAGCACCGCTGACTTCGCTGGCCCATTCGCCAGCCTCGAACCTCAGCCTCTTGGCTGCAGACATCGAAGCCAGAACATCGAAATATTCAGGCGGAAGGTTTTCTGCGTTGTCGGTTGGGTTTACCCTCATCTCGACATATTCATCGGGATTGGGGAGCGCTTCCTTGGTGCCAGGCTTCAATTTTGCCCGGAAAAGCTGGTAGCTCCAATGCAGTTTTGACGGCGGGTTGCAGTCGAAGTAAGCTTTGAGCGACAGAAATGCCCGTCCTGCTGCTTTGGCTATTTCGGGCGCCAACGCTACTTTCTGCGCCAGTCGAGACATTGCAGTTTCAACGGAAGCCCAAGGAATCTGGCTACTTTCGTTGAAATAGAGGGTCGCGTACTCTTGACCTAGGATCTTCTCGACCCGATCCTTATCGTCCAGACCGCCTATCCAGACCTGGGAACCGTTCGGTAGCTCAACGAAGAAATCCGTCTTGTCGAACCTGACGAGCAGTGCCGGAAAACAGAGCTTCAATACCCTTGGGAGCGTATCAGACCAAACCGATGTCTTGGCGTGGTTGAAGCGGAACCGGAAAATCACATGCCGCGATCCCGGCGCATTTAAAGCGCGCTGGATCAACGCTCTGATGAGGATGAAGGTTTTGCCGGATCTTGACCCACCTCGCAGCATAACGTTGCGTGCCGGACCGGCCAGAAGGCGATTAGCCTCCCGTTGCTTCTCCGTCAGTTGAACCATGCGTCACAGTTGTGCATCCTCGGAGGAAACGGTCAGGTTCACCCCGCCGCTATGCTCTACGCGCTCGATGAACATGCCCAGATGCTTGGCGATCTTTTCGAGAGCTGAGTTCTTGTCCCAGACCTTGATCTTATGAACGTGCTCAATTTGGGTATTGCCGTCCGCGTCCTTACCGGTATTGCGCGATGTCACCTCGATCGAAGCGACAGTGGCCGCAAAGGCGTCAGACCAATCCTTTGGCGGCTTTAGCTGCCCAGCCTCAGTGAAAGCGTCCCGAATGTCTGATGTACCAAGACGCACAAGCTCCTTGAGCACACGCGCTATGTCGATCTCTGCCCGATCGGCACTCTTGCCCTGAATCTCAGCGACGCGCTCGGCAATGCTTTCATTTGCTTTCAAGCGTGTGGCATTGCCGCGATTGGCCTTGAATCCTGCAGTTCGGTAAGCTTCGTCGCTGGTCTGTCCCTTCGCCAAAGCTTGAGCGAAGGCTTCATGCCTTGTGTTTTTCAGGACGGGCATTTAGGCAGCGGCGGGCGTCTCGACTGGCGCAGCCATTGCATCGAGCGTAACCTGTAGCTTGGTCTCTGCGGCTGCCTCCGCAGCCTGTGATGTCGCAAGATCTGCGTTCGCGGCATCCAGCGCGCTCTGGAGCTGCGCGGCCTTATCGGCGTTCGAAGCGGCGGTGGCCAGTTCGTCTTTCATTGCGGCGACATAGATATCCAGCTTGTCGAGCTTTGCGGACATGCCAGTGAAATCAACGGCTGCCATGGACTTGTTCCCTTTGAAGAGTTTGCAGAGGAAGGAGAGAATGCTCATGCGTTTAATCCCCAAATGCAAAAGGGCGGCCTGAATACCGCCCTAGTCTGGGATTTCTGATTATAGTCCGGGCTATCGGCTCATATATGGGCGAACATCGCGGTTCCAGTCGCCATTTCTGATATCGGCATTTGGAAAGTCTGCCTTGATTTTGGAGAGAATGTCTGTGGCGCGACCTTGATATTCAGGAACTTGGTTGCCTGCAGCATCGAAGGATGAGACCATCCCGTTTGTCCAGACTACAGCTCTAACGACGGCTATGCTCATGGTCCGATGCTCGCTCTTGCGATAACCAGCCCAACCCACAAACCACCACCAAGCGCTACGCCTAAGAGGAACTTGCCTAGCAATGTCGCTAGTATCTTGAGGACGCCGCCGGAAATCGTCATGCTGGGCGAGCGAACTGCTTCCGTGAGACTGTCGAAGGTTCTATCCATTCCTTCAACATAATCCTTCCATGGTGGTATTTGAATCCCGGCCATGAAATATTCACCGGCAATTTGGATCGACTAGGAACCTTTGATAGCTGCATGGCTGTTGAGAAGCGCATGCTGTGAGGCAAAGAAGAAGGGCCAGGAGTGCAAACTGCATTAACCGAACTCCTTGAGCATCTCCGCCTGGCGCTCAAGCCACTCGATGACCTGGGCGATTGGCATGGAAGCCGCCATCAGGTTCACCGCGCATTCCCCGAACTGCTTGGACTGCTCTGCAACGAAGCGGGCTGTCGCCTGTCTTGCAATTCGGTCAATGTCGCTGGGTTCAGCCATTTAGACGCTAACTTCATCGCCGCGCATTGGATGGCTCCTGTTGGGCTTTGCCGGCGGCAGACGCTTAACGACCGCGCTTAATCGACCCGATGCGTTTCGACGCGACGGGCAATGCCGGCAAACTCTGAATTTTGGCAAATTGAGGGTGAGCGCTGGGACGGTGAGTTTCCCGCTGATGAGCCGTGACGTGTCCCAGTCGCCCAAATCACCTGCGGAAAATATACAGGCGCTTTCTTTCTATTGCAAGTGGCTATGCAACCAGCTTTACCGCATCGAACGGCACAGAGATTTCCTCGACCACACCAGTCCGGAGATTTTCCAATATCGCCTTGAGGTGCTGGTTATCCTCCCAGCCTGTAAGCGTGGCCTCGTGGCCTATGCCCTGCCCCCAGAGGATCTTGACCGTCTGGCCTGCATTGAGCTTTCGCTTGGCCGCAGCAAGCGCTTTCTGAGCCGTTTTGGTGAGGGTTGCGCGCTCTGATGAGTTGAGCGCCGCGACTTCCTTATCCGCCTTCGTGTGGCTGTTGGCCTCGATTGTGCGCATAGTGATGATGTCGACCACTGAGACGTTGATAGGTATCCGCTGGTCACCAATGTGCGAGACGAGCAGACCAGCCACACCAGGCACGCCGCGAAGTCTCTCAAAGTCCGTCACGCCGTGGACGAACATATACCCCTGCAGAAGCGGAAACCGGCGCAGCTCGTAGACGCCAGTTTTCTTGCGGTTGCGGATCACTTTGAACTCTGCCGGCATGTAGTGCTGATAGCCGGCCTCAGATAGCGCACGCTCAACTGCTGAGACATTGGCGCATAGGCTCGTGACAATACGGTACCCCTTCCCGCGCGTAGTTAGCTCGGTCTCAAATTGCCTTTGAGGCATCTGGGCACCTGGGGTTGTGCGAATTGCTAGCCACATGTGTTGTCCCCGCAAGTTAGAGCATCAGCACAGCAAGAAAAATCAGCCATCCCCAACCGTCGTGCCCGGAATAAGCCACAGCAGCAGCACCGATCACGCATATCGCGATGAGATGGTTACGCGTGAGGCTCATTGCCTGCCTCCGTTCATCGTGTTGGTCTGAGATCGAGCGCAGAACGGCCCGGAATAGGGTCGCCGCACACGCGAGCGGTGAGGTTTCTGGTATTGGGCGGTATTTCAGCCAACCTGGCCGCGACATCGGCCGGATTCGGAAAGACTTCGCGCTCGGAAAGGCCCGCCTGGCGACGCAGCCGCGTCATTTCCCGCATATCGGCGCGGCGTTGAATTTTGCATTTCGCGTGCGTAGATTTACTCACAGTGTCTCTCCGTAAGGATGGGGCAGCCCAAGCCGCCGGCTTCGCTCGTAGGTTATCCAGCGCAGAATGGTGGCCTCTTGAACGTCAAGCCGCACCGCAAGGTCCGCCGTGTCATTTCCCAAGCGAAAGAGGTCGTAAGCCATCTGAGATCGAGTGCGGCGGCGCCTTGTCGGCGCCCTTTTGACAAGCGGCTGCTTCCATCTCTCCATGCCGGCATAGGGAACTAGGTTCATGCGCGCCTCGCTATTTCCATCGCGGGAGGTCCGTAGACCGTGCCGACGCCAACGATAAACGCATGCCCGTCTGGAAACTCATTGACGCGCCTGCGGTACTCATCAAGACCGATGTTTTCGGCTAGCTTTTCGCAGTCCTGGTATTTCGTGCGCATTTTCTCCTGCCTGATGTAGAAGGGGGTTCCAGTATGCGTTCGATAGACCGGGATGCGCGGCTTGGCCTTGAGGTCGATATATTCCTGACGCTGGCGAGCTTCCGTGACGAATTCCGCGATCGACGGCGCGAAGGTCTTCGATGCGCCAGCTACATTCCCCATGATGAAGCGCTGAGCTGCTTCAATGACGGCTGTTGATGACAGGTCCTGCGTAGCCAATTCGTAGGTGTCTAGCGTCAGATCCGGGTTCGTATTGCTCATCGGAAAAGCATTGAGCATCCGGGTGACTTCCGTTAGCGTTGCGTCGTCCATTGATCTTGTCCCGTGCTGCATCTGCGAAGGTTCGTTTTCCGGTGCGCGCTTGCGGTCTTTGCATCCAGTCGGACTTGAACCCCGTCCAGCCGCGAAGGATCATCTCCTCGGCCGCTGCATTAGGGTCGGGGCAAAGTGCGAACTGCTTCGCTAGAAGCTTGGCCGCGAAGGCTGTCAGAGGGCTTTTTTTGCCCCTCCGGTGTTCGATGACCGCCGAAGCGTGATCCTCATCAAGGACGACCAAAAGGGCGTCTAGGATGGCGTGTCTGTGCTCAAGTGTCATACGAGCTGTATCTCCCGGCCATAGAGGGCGTGGAAAAGCTTGGCTTTGTTGATGAAGTCGCGGGTGCGAACACCCTTGCTGTCTTCGGTGACAGTGCGACCGGTACTTGACTCGATGTACTCAAAATCACCGACGTAGGTTGCTACGTGCAGGCTGTTCACTGTGAGCGGGTAACGAGGCTGCAGCTTGAGGCCGCTGATCTCCCCTGCCCGCTCTAATAGCTTCAGGTCGCAATACCGCTTGGCTTCACGCTTCGATGCAAAGCGGATGCCGTCTATTATCGTAGGAACGTTCTTGTATTTGCGGGCACCGTTCACAGGAACGCCTCCTGCTTTGGCTCAGGAGCGCGTTCAACGAAAAAGTCAGGCTGCGCATAGGCCTTGCGGATGCGCTCGCATGCGATGTCGAAGTAAGGTTCGTGCCGCTCAATGCCCGTAAACGCCAGCCCACGCTTTGCACAGGCAACACCTGTCGATCCCGAGCCCATGAATGGGTCAACCACTGTCTTGGCGCTAGGAACGTGCGTGAGGCACCATTCCATGACGCCCACCGGCTTCTGCGTAGGGTGCTCGCGAATGTCGGAGCCTTTGCGGATCATGCCATGCCAGCGCCAGTAAAGGCGCCTGACTGCTTTCGGCATATTGGTCCACGCCATCTCGCAGTCGGCGAAGTCATTGTCGCCGTTTTGCTTGTCCCAGATCAGCCAACAGGAGGTTGGCGGAAGCTCGAAATAGTTGCCGCCAAATATAATCTGCCACTTACCGGCAGCGCGCATGGCTGCGATCTGCGCCGGAGAACACGGTTGATCGTCCCACGCTGACTTGCCATAGTCCTTGGATGCTGCAAGCATGGATCGGCTAGCGTTGTCATTGCGCGCCTCGCCGATCCCATAAGGAGGGTCCGTCAGGCATAGGTCGAACTGCCCGATCGCGGGCAAAACCTCGCCCATGTCGCCCAACAGCAGCCGGCAATCGCCTATCTGGACCTCGCGGCGGATCATCCAGCCAGCGCCCTCCACGCCATCATGAGGCACTGCCCTGCTCCGTAGAGAGCAAGGAGGCTGACGAGTGTTGCTACTGTCCATGCTGCTCCTGATGCCCATGGTGGGAGCTTTGGATCTGGTTCTTCTATCCAGGGCTCTGGAATGCGAGAGTGATCGAGGGGAGCGTTCATGGCGGTTACCTCGCCGCCTTTTTGCGATCTTCGTCCGACCACGACATTGAAGCGCCAGTTACAGCATAGGCGGTCGTCTGGGACGCCATGGAGCGCATCGTTCCAGCATAGTTGCCGGCTGACATCTTGATGGTCTGGCCCGCATTGGTCCCGACGCTGGCGGCTTGGCCGAATGCATCGAAATCAGCACCGAGAAACACAACCTGGTAGCCTTTGCCGCGAAGCGTATCGAGAGCCGCCTTCGCCCCGTCGCGCGTCACTTCCTTGCTATCGTTCTCTGCGCCATCGGTGACCACCGCAATGACGGCCTTGGACGGTGCCTCGTCATTGACCATTGTGCGTAGCCTGCCGATTGCATCGAAAAGTGGCGTCATTCCGCGAGGAAGCGCTTCGTCAGCCGAAATCGGCTTCCACGACGCCACATCATCGCTCCTGCGAAGAACGTCGAAATTCAGGCTATGAGAGCCATCAAACACAGCCACGGTTGCCTTGGCCGACTTGGTGGCTTTCTCGGTCGCGAGAGACTCCACATATGTGTTGATCGCGCCCATGGTTTCATCCCAGCGCGACGCCATCGAGCCGGAACGGTCGATCAGCAGATAAACGCTCAATGCAGACTTCTTGCTCAAGGTCATTCTCCTTTGGGTTGATCGTCGTCTAAATTCTCAAGTTCTGGTGCGATCCAAGTCGCGAGACTGGCCGCGAAGTCCCTCAATCTGAGAGCTAAAAAAATCCTCGTCCGTACGCTCAAGAAGCGCACGAAGAGAGGCGGTTTTCTCGATGAATGCGGCATGTTCTTTCCTCGCTTTCTGGAGCAATTCGCGCTCTTCTTTTGCCTTTGCCGCAGCCGCGTGAAGCTCGCGCATTTCGCGGAACTCCACGATGGCGGCATCGCGCCACCAGAACGATTTCACCCGCCGTTCGGTCCACTGGCTCTTTGGGTCACCCTCGTGCGGAAACATCTCGGCCAGTATCTTGTAGGCTCGCGCCAACATCACTTGGACGCTCGTCTTGCCGCCGATATCCAACACGTACCCACGTGCCATTTCTACATCTGACAACATCTGCTTTTTACTCGTATTCTCGTGTGCATTGCTCATGACTTCGTGCGTCCTTCCGCTGCATGGTTTGACCATGAGCAACGGACGAACGAAGGGCTGGAGAGAACTGGAAAGCTTCGAAGAGGCTGCCGCTCGACTGATTGGCGTCATGGACGAGCGGAAACGAAAAAGGCTTGCCGGGAGCCTTAATGCCCCGGCAGAAATCATGGATCAGCAGCGGTCCCCTGCTGAAAATGCGGCTGGCGAGAAGCTTGAGGGTTCGGGTAGCTTCGATCGCCAGCCGCAGCGGCCCGCCGCTCGGGAGGATGCGTGCAGCGGATTGGGTAGCGGGCAGGTTTACTCTAATCGACCAAATGCCGGCCCGAGTGGAGGGGTTAACTCGGTCGTCACTACCCCCTGCCCGCGCACTGACGCGAATGAGGTATCCGGCGGGTTTACGGTGCCGGTTCTGAACAGCAACGCGCGTCGGTGATTGGGATGTCATGGGAGCGGCCCCCACGCGGCGAGCAGGGCAACCCAAAGGACTTTGCAGGCGACGTGAAGGGCTTGATCTGTGTTGTAGGAGATGCGGCCCATGCATTTGGCGTCATCAATGAAGCAGTGGGCTACGAACTCGGCTACACCGAGCGTGAGGCTTCCTGTGATGAGGCCGACCATGCCGCCGTGGATTGCAGCGTGCGGGAGCAAGCCGTGGTACCACGGTACACCCGGTATTGGATTGGCGCGGTTCTTTGCCTTCGCCAGGAAGTCACCTTGAAGCGGATAATCCGCGACCGCGTGACCGGCGAGCAAAAGCGCGAATGTTTGCAGTGTGCTCACGGCTTCTGCTCCTGGGAATTGGTGGGTGCGTGTCTCTCCACGCTGTCACCGCCTGCATCTTCCTTTCCCTGCGGTTGGGAGGAGCCTGGGATGCTCAGGCTTTCGGACGCCGTTGCCGGCGAATGGGAATTGGTGGTGGTAGAGTTGGCTTGGGAGAGAGCGGCGTGAATGAATGCGCGATGGCACACTTTGATATCGTCGCAGTCGCGGTCGAAGTTGTCTTCCGCGAATTCCGCCATCGCGTCCGTGGGTTCACGCATAGCCTCGATGGCGGTGCGGGCTTGGTCCTGGAATGACCACCAGTTGCCATTAACGTTGAAGCGGACATGCGGGTCGTCAGACAGTTTACCGAAGCGTGCGCAGTAGTGCTGCTCACAAAGGGCGCGCGCGACTTTGTCGATCATCTCGCTCATGGCGTCTGGCCCTCTGGTTGAGTGGGTAGAGGGGCTCGGATGGCTTCGATGACGTGATCGATAGCGAGATTGTAGCTGATGTCCTCGGGGAAGCCGGTGTCGCCAACCTTTTCATCAAGCGCCACTGCGCAAGCTCGGTCGCGCTCAGCAAGGATGGCAAGAGCTATGTCACGAATGGAGTCTTGCCGCACGTCTCCAGCCTCCCGGCAATTGCAGAGCATCAAATCGAGCGCATTCTCGGCAGATGCCAAAATGTCAGCAGGGATAGCGCTCATTGGTGGCCACCTACGATTGCTGGCGACACGCGGATAATCATGCCGCGCTCCGATCAAAAACCGGAGTGTCAATCAATTCACGGAAGCGCTGGCGGGCGGCTGGACATGCTTGCTCCCAAAGATGAAGCATCGTTTCTAGCCACGCGAATTGCTTCAATTCTTCCGTCGCGTGAAACCATTCGCCGTGCGACCGAAGATGCTCGAATTGGGCGTGGATTTCGCGTTCGCGCTCAGCAAAGCCGGGGATCATCCCGACGATTTCTAGGGAAACCGGCGATAAGAGACGAAGTGCCTTCAAACGCTCTTCGGGAGCGGAAGAGAAGCCAATTTTGATGAGGTTTACTGGTGCGGCGCCAAGGAAGTAAATCATGTGCCGAAACTCCGGTCCATGATCGGCGCGTCTTTCCACGCATCGAACTCTTCTCTCCATTCCTGGGGGGCGCGATTCCACCAAGCCTGACCGGCGGCCATCCATTTGGCTTTTGTCTCGGCGTCACTCAGGGGCTCATCAGCCAGACTCACGACGCGGCGGGCGATGCCACCTTGTGCACGGTCACGCTCACGTTCCCTGGCCTTTTGCTTGGCCGTGGCGAGGTCGCGCTTGGCCATCGTCATTTGATCGCCAGACCGCGTCTTGCGCAGCTTATCGAGATATTCTCCGGTATCGATAAGCGTGCCGGTAATGAACTGAAGAACCGAGGGAACGATAGCCTGTCCACGCTGGGCATCACGTTGCACGGATCGTTGCGAGAGACCCGTCAGTTTTGCCGTCTCGGAACTGAACGCATCCGCCAAGTTGGCGTTTGCGTCATTGCCCATTACGGCATTGGCAGCGGCGGCACCGATCGCCTTGGCTTTGCCGTTCAACTCCTCATAGATTTCTTTCCGGCGGAAAGTCTGCCGCGCCCTATCGGCCGGCGACAATTCTGCCCGGCAGAGATTTTCATCGATCATCGCCAGTTCGGCATGAAGGTCGTCGTCATCAACGATGATGCTTTCGATCTCAACCAGACCGAGTTTGCGGCATGCAGCCAAGCGGTGCGACCCGGCGATGACTTCCCACCGACCATTGCTTGCGCGAACGCGGATAGGATTGATCAGGCCGACCGCTCCTATGCTGTCTGCAAGCGCATCGACAGACGCCAGATCGATAGCCCTAGCATCGGCCCGCATGTCGATTTGATCGGTGGGAAGTTCGCGGCTCATGATTTATTGCTCCAAAACAGGGAGAAGGCCTCCGGTAATGATCATGCGGGAGAGACTTTCGCCCCGTCGCCAAGCGTTCCAGCCCTTGAAGATCACCTCTGCCTTACCGTTGGCCCGAATGCGTCCGCGTTCGCCGATGAGGCGATTGCGGGCATAAAGTATTGGACTTCCAGCCTTCAGGCCGGCGCCGGTAAGAATGGAGTGGATGAAGTAGTCGGCATCTTCAGGATGATCGGTCGTCCTGAATGTGAAGTGCGCGAAAGCAAGAACGGATTGTCCGCCGACAGCCGCAGCAGCGGCGACTTGCACCATCGCGACAGAACGCGTGAGGCCGGGATTTTCAGCGACGATTTCCAGGACTTCCGATTTCGTGGCCTTGTCGCGGCCGGCAGTCGAAAGAAGTCCCTTGTTTCGGTATTGCCAAACCATATTGGCGGCAGCAGCAAGAACGTTGGTGTTTGTGTTGCCCTCCATGGAGAGATAGTCAGCGGAAGTGCGCGCTCTTCCCTGGTCGAGCGTGGTCCTCGTTTCCCGTTTGATACCGACGATCAACACGGTTTCGATTGGCCTGCCAGCCTCAATAACGGCCCGGCAACGATGTTGGCCGTCGTTGAGTTCTCCGGTATTGGAGACAATGATCGGCTCGCCATTGAATACCCACGCGCCGCGCGCAATCTCATGGGTGTACGCTTCGACTGTCCCTTCGGAGACTTTTCGGTTTGCGGGATTTCGGTCGAGCAGCATTTCGGCCATTTCTGGCGTGAGCTGGATGATCTGCGAGATCGGCTTGGCTTTGGATTTCTCGATGAGGCTATCGAGCCAAATGCCAAGTTTCTTTCGCGAGCTTTCGATGTGCAATCCGGCAGTGACGGCTTGCACGGGCAGCGCCTTTTCGACTACACTGAGCATAAGTTGATTTCCTTGGCGGGCACCTTCGGGTGTGCCGCCTTTTTTGTTGGCGACGCCCGAAGCCGTCGTTCTGGAAAGAACACTCGACGTCCTCATGCTGCGCGCCCTGGAGTCGGACCGAAAATATCGGGGCGCAAAGTGTGGCGAGAAATGCCTGTGGCCTTCTCGACCTCAAGAACCTTTTCCGGCGCAACCGCACGCGTCCCGTTCTCGATACGAGACCACTGGACGCCGCTGACAGCGATCAAAGCGCCAGCCTCGGAAGCTGAGAGACCTAGGGATTTTCGCCAGTTGCGTAACATGTCCATGCGCTCTTGTACCATCATGGTATTTTACGCGCAAGCCAAAAATTACCATCATGGATGAATACGAATTTTGGCCATGTTGGTAGACTTCTAGCTATGGTTGCTAGGTTCAAATTTGAGGACGCGCCGGAGGCTAAGGCCTACCTGCAGGAATGGCGGGAAACCAAGTTCCCGACGCAGCAGGCGCTCTCCGATAAAATCGGCCTCAAGGCCGCCACCATATCGCGCATCGAGACCGGTGAACGTGAATGGGGTAAAGGCTACCTGGAAGCTCTAGCCTTCGCGGTTGAGTGCAGAGTCGGCGACCTCTTTTCACTGCCGACTTCCGCCAAGCCGGTTTCGCCAGAGGCTCAACTCCGCTCAGCTCTCCTGGCCTTTGGAGTGGACGGAAGCGACCTGGGCCGAGCCATGGGTATGATCAGAGGTTTCGTGACTGGCCACGACGAGCAACCACCAGAAACCCCTCCTGATGATCAATCTGCACCCGCCAGTCGCCGCCGTGAAGAAGTGCCATCGCGATAGCGATTTCGGCGGCTTTTCTTTTGATGACTATTTCTGGGTCTAGTGGCGCGTTGGCGCCGGCAGAATTGCGCAATTGAGCAATAATTTCTTCATTCCGCGTCCTGTAACGCGGCACGTAATGTATCATTTCCACGCCCCCACGCGACTTCCAATAGGGATAGTCGTTCCCTGCGCCTTCCATTGCTCTACTTCGGATCGCGCCCTCATTCGTGGTCCTACCACATTGGATTCTGATTAACGGAATATATCAAGCTGTAATAATTAGCTTCGATGCCTGTGGATAACAGGTAGCACACGGTGATACATTTATAGCACAAGGTGCACCGATTACAGGTTGCAAAGCTTTCCGCCATAAGTCGCAGCCATGCCTGCGCAAGATCGCCTCATCATCCACATCCGTATCACGCCCGAGCTTTTGAAGCGGCTCAAGGTTGCCGCTGCGAAGGGCGAACGCAGTCTCAATGCGGAAGTGGTGACCAGGCTTGAGCGATCGTTCTCCCTCGATAGCTCTGATCGCGATGAAGCCATCCGGCTCCTGGCCGAAGTGTCCGCGATCATCGATAGAGGGAAATCCGGTTAACATTTTCGCCCCGCTTTGAGCGAGTAGGAAATCAGTCCTAGAGAGCGAAGTCAACGCGAGCGTGCGGTGTTTACTCAGTGAGCATCCTGACAAGTACCTTCAGGAAGTCTCTACCTTTCGTTGCCCTGAAACCGGTTCAGACCTCGTATCTGCCATAAGACCCCCAAACCCCCATTCGCCAATCAGGCCAATGGAAGCCGGAGATCTCATAGCGCTCTGAAACTCGGACGAGCCTCTGTAGAGCTGCCTCCCGCCTTTCGGTTGGGGAAGTCCTCAATTCCCTGACGTGCCGCTAGGACTTTCGACCCCGCACATCGCGAATCTTGTCAGGCGAGCCATGACGGCCAGCGCAATCGCGACCGCTTAGGATTCGCATAGCCTCCGCGTCTATGCAAGAAAAATCGTACCATCATGGTATTTTGCCTCTTGTATGTTCCTACCAACATGGTAATGTGTATCTCAAGAGACCACGAAGAAGCCCAGCCCATCCAGGCCGATCTGGTCTCACCAAAGGAGATCGACATGACCACCGCAGCCTACACCGTCCGCGAAATCACCGACGCCCGCGCTATGGCTAATGCCGGCATGGCTTCGTTCGCCTCGATGGAAGCCGCAGTCGCCTGGGTGAATGAGAACTTCGACGTTCTGGCCGGCGAGGAATTCGATGGCGAGTACGACGGGATCATTCGCCCCAAGGGCAAACCCTTCTCCATCCCCACGCAGATCAATATCGCGGCCATCTAAGGGAGGCGACGGTGTTCTACCGCTACGCAATCGCTGAATACGAAACCAAAGCCGAGGCTGAACAGGCGCTCGAAGACATGTGCGCCGAGGGCGAGGTTTCCGAGCTTGAAGCCCCGCGAGTAGAGCGCAGCCCGTCCAAGCAATACCCCTTCGCCATTGTCGTTGAGGCGGTGCCGTAGGCGATACAAACCGCCCGATACCGACACAACACAACCGACAATTTGCATCAAGGAGAACACAGATGAAGCCCCGTGGATGGCAGATCACCGAAGCCCTGGTTGATGTTCTCAAGGACTTCGATTGCTCGCTGGAGGAAGCCAAGGGTCTGCTGCAGGACACCGTTGGCGAGTTTGAGAACTACCTCGAAGAGGCTTACCAGCGCCAGCAGGACGAACTGACTGAAAGCGGCGGAAGCGACGACAGCAGCTATCGCAGGTCGCTGATTGACGCCGGGCGCGGACATTTGGTGAAGCCGTGATTGGTGCCGTTCTCATGTTCGCGTTTATCGCGCTGCTGGCTCTTTCTCGGAGACGGAAATGAACCCTCCCAGCCAATCTACCCTCTCAGCAAACAAGGAATAGGGACGATGAACGCCGAAGAATTTCTGACACTGCCAACCGTAAAGCTTTCAGAACTGGACGTTGCCGACGCTCTCATTGCTGATGACGGGTTCGACTGCATCAAACATTGGGCCTGCGTATCGGTCCTGAAGGATGAGCGGGGCGAACTGTATGTTCCCTGCAAGTGCGGTCAGCATTTTCTAGAGGGGCAACTGGACCACGACGATAACGACACCCTCGTCGGCTTACGGCGCTCGGTGCCGTCATGAGACACTTCTCCCCCAAGCAGCGCACCCCTCTACGCGAGATCGTCGGGAACGTAGGATCAGACTTCCACATCGTCTGCCGGATGTTCGGCGGCGTTACAGGCCCGGAA